GATGTCATAAAATTTAGCGTTAATTTCACCTTCAGGCATTATAAACCTTCTTGTTGTGGTGCAGGTTGTTGTCCTAATGCACCTAATACTTGCTCTATTCCTACTGGTGATGCACCTAATCCTAATCCTTGCGGTGCTTGTTGCTGTTGTCCTAACAATGCTAACTCTTCTGGAGATGGTTCATCACCTTCTGCTGTATAAAATTTATCTAATATTTCTGACATCTTTTGTGGATTTTTTCTTATCTCTATAGCTGACATTAATGCTTTTTGGTCACCTTGTGCAGCTTGTGACATAAGTGTTTCAAACAATACTAACTCTGCTTTTTCTGCATTTATGCGTTGTTGTATTTTTGTTATGTTGTCTAATCCATCCATGTTTTCTTGTAAAGTCTGTGTATCTATTATTCCTTGTTGTTTTAATTGCAACCCTGTAATAATTTTTTGTGGCTCATCAAATCCTGCCATAACACCATAGACTCTTCTTGTTTCATACAATTCTGATATGTCAGACTTAGGTGTGTATGATTCTTTGTATGCTGTTCCTTTATGAATACCTGCAATAGGTTTTCTTACATTAGGAAACATGACCTCATCATATTCTAATCTTTTAGCATCTACTTCTTGTAATGCTTCTTTTAATACTGTTTGATATTCTCTTACATGTAATGATGCAGATTGTCCTAGTTCTTCTAATCCTCTACCTGTAACAAACGCATTAGGTGATTGTCCATCATCAGATACTGGATAAGCAGCACCAAGTCGCAAGTGTCGTTCAAGTCTATCTACTTGTTGAAATAATTGGTAAGGTAGATTGTTGACTGGCTTGGACACTTGCGAACCAGGTGTTAGATAGTTAACAGCAAATCTGCCTTTTCTATATTTTCCTGATTCAATCTCACCAACTATATTTGTTTCTGTAAATACTGCATCTTCCATAGCAATAGTTCCTAGTATGTTTATCTTTGCCATGTTTGCCATAAGACCTGTAATGTGTTGGAACTGTGATTGCATTTGGTCAAATGCGTATCTTTTAGCTACAACAAAACATGGACCTGATTTTAAAACATTAGGCATAAAGTCAATAATCTTTTTATTTTCTGGCAAGAAAATGTATGTGCCTTCTTTATCTTTGTATTCAACTAATACTTTTCCATGACCTGTAGAATTTGCCCAACTACCTGCTCTATCTGTGCTATCTAGTAAAGCAGAGTATGGGTTTTGAAATCCATCATCATCTTCTGATGCGTATATATATGCTTTAGCTTCTGGATATTGTTCTGCTAATACTCTATGTGGAACTCTACGAATTATTGCTAACTCATCTGGTTGTTGGTCGTTACCAAATGTGCCAGGGTAGCAAGTAAATGGGTCTTGCAACTCTGCATATGGATATGGATTACCATCTTTATCTCTTCTGTGTCCTATAGTCCAAACTACAAAACCATATCCTGGTAACCATCTTGCAGCTTGTGGTAATTGCATATGTAATTTTTGATATTTGTCATATGCCATAACAATGCGTTCTAGTTTTTCAGATTTTTTTCTAGCTCTTTCGCTATCTTTGTCGTTTATAATATCAACTTTTAAATCTGGACTTCTTCCAAGTTTTTGTGCAAATCTTTCTAATGCAGTTAAAAATAAATTAGGTGCAGGTAGTTCGTGATACTCAACATTAATACTGTTACCTAGCAACGCTTTTACTGCTGCTTCTCCACCATTCATAATGTCACGAATCCTAGACCTATCAACTAATTGTTCTTGATTGATAACTCTAAGGTAATCTATTCTGTCGTATAATTTGTCGCTATCTAAAGGCATTTATCTCCAATTATCTACATCCATACTACTAGGTTCGTACCCTGTAAAGCTAGGATTATAATCATATCCTAACTCTGCAAAGCGTTCCTTCTGCATTCTTCTTATGGCTCTCATTGGAAACCAACTCGCCATAACTATGTCAGTCTTTGTACCTACGCTTTTGCTTTTGTTCTTTGCAGAACTAAAATACACTAACTGACTTGTATATAAGTTTACCTTCTCTTGTGCTTCAAAGCTAAGATATGGCAAAGAAATATTTTGTTCTTGAAACATAGGTCGCATAGCTGTAACTCCATACATAGGGTCAAACTTATTTTTGTATGTTTCGTGTCCTTCTAAAAATATACCATGTCGTGATGCAAAATCTCTAATTGATTTATCTTGTCGTATTGCTTTCTGAAAACCATTTTCTTCTATTACCCAGTGTGATAAATTATATTGTCCATACCAATCTTTAATTATTTCTAATGCTTGTGGTATGCCTCCACCTAAATTGTTATTCATATCTACCATATGTAATTTATTTGTAACAGCATCATATGCCCACAAAAATGCAGCTTGATAACCTGTAGATGCAGGGTCTAATCCTGCAATTAATCTTGTGCCTTGTGGTATGTGTCCTATATCTCTCTTCTGGTCACGACACTCTTCTATCTCTACTCTGTCAAACAAAGCAAGTCCATCTGGCATAGCAACATTAAGATATACCATTTCGTATATAGCTCTACCACCTGTAGTTTCTGCTGCTCTCTTCCTATCCATTAACCATTTGTATGTACGCTTACCAGTCCACAACATACAATCTAAATGCTCTTCTTCATTCCAATCTGGTAATGTACAAGCTGTATCGTGTGCTTCTTCTACAATAGTTTTCCAGGATTGGTTTTCTAAAAGATGTGAATACAAGTCATCATAATGCTGTCTTGAACCGATAACTACCATAGCGGTGTGTTCCTCTTTACGACTTGATAATGTTGTAGTCCACCAACTTCTTGTGTTTTCTCTTGATGCAGGTTGCATTGTAGATGTATGGTCCTCAATGTCATCTGCAATAATTAAGTCACAGTCACGAGAAAGTATTTTACCGCCACGACCAATGCCTACCATTGTAGGTGACTTAATACCTGTAACTGTTCTTGTACCTACAGTAAAACCATTTTGTGACCAAGATTTACCTGTTCTTGTGTTAGGTTTAAATTTTGGTCCAGGTCCACATATTTCTTCTATTAATAATTCATTACTCTCTAACTGGTCAAGTACAGAACCTATAGCGTTTTTTGCAATCTCTTCGTTACCACCTACCCATAAAATACGAATGTTAGGATTTGTACAAATCATCCATACGCAGAAATGTATTAACAAGTCTGTTTTGCCATGTCGTGGAGGTGACAATATCATTTGTTGTTCACCATGTTCTATAGCATCTAGTATGGAGTTAATCCATTTAATGTGAAACTCTGGCGTTTCGTATGGTTCACCTTTTTCTGTTTGGAAATATCTATCTCTAAAATTTCTAAAGTCTTGTAATGATTTTTCTGCTACTTGTGGTATTGCCCAGTTGTCTTGTGCTAGTTCATTTTCTTTATCTTCTATGTATGCGTTGTATGCCATAGATACTGCAGCAACAGAAGTTTCTAATATTTTTGCTACATCTGATACTGTGTTTTTACCTTTTAATATTTCTTCTGCTAATCCTGAATCAACTATATCTGTATATACTTTGCCTCTTCTAGCTTGTAAATTTTTCTTTTGACTTGGTATAACTAATGTGTCATCTTCTTGTGTCCACTCTATGCCTTTTTTCTTTGCTCTTTTTTTCTGCATAGTAATTCTGTTATAACATCTATCACTACAATATTTAGTTCTACCTTTAGGTAAAGGTCTGTGACATCCACCTGCGTAACAAAATTTATTTGCCATAATTCCTACACTTTTTATTCGTACACTTTAATTTTAGTTTGACCACCTGTAAATTTTCCTGACACGCAGGACAAGGCACTTTCAATTATTTTTTTATTTTTTTAATTTTGCCATTATGTGTTCTAGCAAATTTATGGGTTTTAGTTTCTCTTATAAGAGTTCCATAATATCTTTTGCCACCCCACATCCAACTAACTTTTTTTGCCATTACTTACCTACTTTTTTTTGTGCATTTTTATGTGCTTTTGTAAAACTAGAACCTCTACGCATAGAGTTGTACATATATTGAATATGTTTTTTACTATGATGCTTAGAATGTTTTTTCATGGTTTCTTGTTGTCTTTTAGTCAACTTAGAAACATCTACTCCTTTAACTTTCATTTCTTTGGTTTCCAACCACGCTTCATTTCAGCGTATGCTTTTTTAGATATAGTAGATTTTTTCTTAGACCTAGAAGTACCTGCTTGTTGCCTTCTATGTATATTTCCTACTAAGCTATTTTTTCCTGAACTATGTGGCATAATATCTCCTTACCACATCTTGCAAGACCAATATCTTGCAGATGTTTTATCTGTTGCTGTATCGCATTTATGTCTTGCTCTAAATGATTTTCTAGCTTCTGGGTTATCTTTGCGTATTTCCATGTTTGGGTCACCAAACATAACCTTTTTTACTTTGTCACCATCTTTGACATAAACTTTAAATTTTTTTCTACCATGACCAGGTTCACCTTTACTAATCCTAGAAGGTTTATTTAGTGTGACTGATTTACCCTGGTATGTTGCCATAATTAATTATAATTTTTTTTCTTGTATGGTTTTGGACTTACATAAGCAGAACCTAATTTGTTCATGCTAGATTGTAATTTTTTTGTTTTTCTTGCAGACTTAACCACACCAACAATATCTCCTCTTGCAGCAGCATCCATACCTGCTTTTCTTTGTCTATCTCTCAATCTTTTTTGTTGAGCATAACGACTAAGTATTTCTTTATTGTATGTATCTGCCATTAGAGTTTTTTTCTTCTTTTACTATCTCTTAATTTTTTTAAATCAGCAGCAGTAATTTTATCAAAAGGCGGTGCAACCGCAGCTAGTTTCTTTTGCTTAGGGGAGTAACTTCCTTTAGGCATTAGTAACCTCTTTTTTTCTTTTTACCTTTTACTGATTTTTTCTTTTTATATGTTTTCATAAACATAACTATAACACAAAACTCCACCGAAGTGGAGTCTTGTCGTACAGTATGTCCAATACTGTTATGAAAGAAAAAAGAAATAAACTTGAACCAACATTCAATTCCTGCGAACTGTCTATATGATTTTCAGCTACTTTCTATTTCTTTTTGTATGTAGATATTTATTTTACATACTGGTCATATCCCCATACAACCAACCTAGGACTTTCCTAGGTAGATATAGATTAACACAATGTTTAATTTATGTATCACAAAAATCGCAAATCCATTTTCTTTTAGCAATACAATAAGTTCTCATGACAAAA